GCATCTATTTAAAATGCAAAAAAAATAATTAAATACTATATAATACTATGAACATTATTGAATTAATTTTAGACGACCAAAACGAAACAGTAGGTATTGAAGCTATTTCAGTTGTTGAAAGTCCTGCTATTGAAGAGGATTTTATTGCTTTAAATAGTGCATTTGTAGAATTAAAAGAATTAAATAAAGAGAAGCAAATTTTATTAGGTGCTTTACTAATACCAAACAAGCCTATTTATAGAAAGAGCGGAGAAGAGGAGTATTATATTTATTTCTCAAAAGAAACAGTTGTTAAAGCTTCACAGATGTATTTAATAAAGGGAAATCAAAACAATTCTACATTAGAACACGAACACGAATTAAGTGGTTTAAGTTTAGTTGAAAGTTGGATTGTTGAAGACGAGGTACACGATAAGTCAAGAAAGTATGGAATGAATGTTCCAGTTGGTACTTGGATGGGTGCAGTAAAGGTAAATAATTCTGAAGTTTGGAATGATTACGTAAAGACTGGTAAAGTAAAAGGCTTTAGTATTGAAGGGTATTTTATTGACAAAGCAGAAAAAATTAAAGAGCCAATAAAAGAAGACGTTGAAGCAGATTTATTATTGTCTAAAATTAAAGATATTTTAAGAAATGAATAAAGATAATACCACACCGAGTAGAACAAGTCCTAAAGGAAGCAAAAGAGGTTGCTTGTGTAAAAATAACACTTATTCAACTAAGTGCTGTGATGGAAGTTTACACGCACAAGGAATAGGTCAAACATCTACAACTATTGAAAATGCAAATTAATTAATTAAACACTATATATAAATATGAAATCAAATGAAATGTTAAACCAAGTAAAAATACTTTTAGGAATAGAGGTTAAACTTGAACAAATGAAGCTAGAGAACGGAACTGTTTTAGAAGCAGATAAATTTGAAGCAGGAAATGAAATCTTTATTGTAACAGAAGATGAAAGAGTTGCATTACCAGTTGGAGAGTACGTTTTAGAAAACGGAGAGGTTGTAATAATTGAAGAAGAAGGATTAATAAAAGAGGTTAAATCATCTGAAAGTGAAGAAGCACCAGAAGTTGAGGTAGAAGTAGAAGCTAAAGAAGAAGAAGTATCTTATGCTACTAAAGAAGAACTAGCAGAGGTTAAGTCAATGATTGAAGAAATCAAAGCTATGTTAGAACCTAAAAAGGAAGAAGAATTATCAGAGGTTGTAAATGAATTACCAAGCGAAGTCTTACAAGAATTATCTAAACCAGCAGTTGAACCAATTAATACAAATGCTCAATTAGGTAGGATGGAAGTGAAATTCAATATATCCTCTAAAAGAACTCAATCAACTTTGGATAGAGTGATGGGAAAATTAAATAAATTATAAAACTAATTAAAAATTAAAAAAAAATGAGTGTATCTTTAACATCAAGTTATGCAGGAGAATTTAGTGGTGAATATATCGCAGCTGCATTATTATCAGCATCAACTTTAGATAGTGGTGCAATTTCTATTTTACCAAACGTAAAATTTAAAACAGTTATACAAAAAGGATCAACAGATGATATCGTGAAAGATGCTTCTTGCGACTTTGTAACTAATGAAGGAACTTTAACTTTAACAGAAGCTATTTTAATTCCAGAGGAATTTCAAGTAAATTTACAATTATGTAAGAAAGATTTACACGCATCTTGGGAAGCTGCTAATATGGGTTATTCTGCATTTGATAATTTAGCGCCTAGTTTTGCTGGATTTGTAATTGCTCACGTTGCGGCAAAAGTAGCTGACAGAACAGAAAAAAGTATTTGGAGTGGTTCAACTGCTACAAGTGGACAATTTGATGGTTTTTCTGCAAAATTAACTGCTGATGCATCTGTAAATGATGTAGTTGGAACAACTGTAACTTCTGCAAACGTAATTACTGAAATGGCGAAAGTTATTGATTCAGCTATTGATAATGCTGATGCAATTTTAGGACAAGAAGATTTAACTCTTTATGTTTCTACAAATGTTGCACAAGCGTATATTCGTGCTTTAGGTGGTTTTGGTGCTAACGTTGGTGCAAATGGTACTGATGGAAAAGGGACACAATGGTATAATGGAGGTTCTTTATCTTTTGAAGGAGTAAATATTTTTGTTGCAAAAGGATTAACTTCTAATAAAATGATTTTAGCACAAAAATCTAACTTGTACTTTGGAACTGGAATTTTAAACGACCAAAACGAAGTAAAGGTAATTGATATGTCAGATATCGATGGTTCTCAAAATGTAAGAGTTGTTATGAGATTTACAGCAGGTGTTCAGCACGTGTTTGGTTCTGAAATTGTATTTTATTCTTAATAATTAATTAATAATTTTAAAATGGGGTGGGTATGCGAAATGCACATCTACCCTTTTTTATTTAAAAAAATATAAAAAATATGGCTTGTTCATTAACTTCTGGTAGAAAAGTACCTTGTAAATCAGCAGTAGGTGGTATAAAAACTATTTACTTTGCAGATTATGGAACTTTAGGCGCTGAAACAATAGTTGCTGGAGAAATTACTGCATTAGCAGGAACTCCAGAGTGGTTTAAATTTGATGTAAAAGGAACATCTTCTTTAGAAACTGCAATTAATTCATCAAGAGAAACTGGAACTACTTTTTATGAAAGTACTGTTACAGTGTCTTTAACTTTTCAAGATAAAGCAACTCAAGAGCAATTAAAATTAATTACACACGCAAGACCGCACGTAGCAATAGAAGACTACAATGGAAACTACTTCTTGGTTGGCTTAGAAAACGGAGGAGAAGTAACTGGTGGATCAATTTCATCTGGTGCTGCTATGGGAGATTTAAGTGGATATTCTTTAACGATAGTTGCTCAGGAAACTGCACCACCTTACTTTGTAACTGGCTCAGTAATTACTTCTGAGGTATCTGCGGTTCAAATAAATCCAACTGCTTAATCACTTTTTATTTACTAATTTAAAAAGGGTATGTTAATTCATATCCTTTTTTTTTGCATATAAACAAAAAATAAAATTAATGACTATATATAAGTATGAAAGTATTAACGACATCTAATAGTAGCCAAACAATAAAAATAATTCCTAGAGAATACTTTTCATCTGTTACTTTACAATTAAGAGATGATAGTACAAATGAAGTTACAACAGCAAATATATCTACCACAACAGATAAAGATTATTTAGTAATTTCTTATGCTTTTAATTTATTAGAAGGTCGTTTTTACGATTTATCAATTTTATCTGGAAGTAATATTATCTATTTAGATAAGATATTCTGCACCGACCAAACAATAAACCAAGATACAAACAATTATTATTCAGTCAATAAAGAAGAATATATAAGTAAGTCTGGTAACAATGATTTTATAATTTTATAATATGAATGAATTAAGAGTTTTAAATTTATCTACATATACAAGTCCTAAGATTAAGGAAACAAAAACAGATAGTTATGTTTCTTATGGAGAAGATAATAATTATTTTCAATTTCTAATTGATAGATATAATGGTAGTGCTACAAATAATGCTATTATAAATGGAATGTCTGAAATGATTTTTGGCAAAGGGTTGGATGCAACTGATTCACAACGAAAGCCAGAAGCATATGCTAAAATGATTACTTTATTTCACGATGATTGTGTACGAAGATTATCGTCTGATTTAAAATTAATGGGTAATTGTGCTATGCAAGTAATTTATTCAAAAGATAGAAAGAGTATCGCAAGAGTTGAGCATATACCTATTGAAACATTAAGAGCGGAAAAGTGTAATAAAAAAGGAGAAATTGAAGCGTATTATATGCACCCAGATTGGGTAAATTATAAGAAGAACGATAAACTTGTACGTATAGAATCTTTTGGATATGGCAAAGAGCCTATACAAATATATTATGTAAAGCCTTATAAAGCTGGTTTTAAATATTATTCTCCAGTAGATTATCAAGGAGGGTTGCAGTATGCAGAATTAGAAGAAGAGATTTCAAACTATCATTTAAATAATATAATGAATGGTTTAGCACCAAGTATGCTAATAAATTTTAATAACGGAACTCCGGACCCAGAGCAAAGACAATTAATAGAAAACAGAATTTACCAAAAGTTTAGCGGAAGTTCTAATAGTGGTAAATTTATATTGAGTTTTAATGATGACGCTGCAACTGCTGCTTCAATAGATCCAATTCAATTAAGTGATGCGCACAATCAATATCAGTTTTTATCTGATGAAAGTATGCGTAAAATTATGGTTGCTCACAGGGTTGTTTCTCCTATGTTATTGGGTGTAAAAGATTCGAGCGGTTTTGGTAACAATGCTGATGAATTAAAGACTGCATCTATATTAATGGATAACACAGTTATAAGACCATTTCAAACACTTTTAATAAATGCTTTTGATGATGTATTAGCTTTTAATGATATTAGCTTAAATCTATACTTTAAAACGTTACAGCCTTTAGAATTTACTGATTTAAACAACGTAATGGATGCAGAAACTAGAGAAGAAGAAACTGGTGTAAAGATGAGTAGCCAAGTTGATTTTAATGACGAAGAAATGCTTAATTTTTTAGACGGTGAAAGTATAAATGATGAATGGGAACTTGTAGAAAAAAGAGAATATGCAGAAGAGAATGAGGATGTAGATAGTTGGGCAAATAGATTGATAAAACAAAAGAAAACTGGTTTACAAAAGTTAGCTGATTTTATTACATCAAAACCAAGTCAAGTATCTTTTTTAGATAAATCCTTTTACAAGGTTAGATATGAATATTCTGAAAAGTATTCAAGTGGTAAGTCAAGATTATTTTGTAAAAATATGATGGGTAGAACATCAAACGGAGTTGTTTATAGAAAAGAAGATATTGATCAGGCAAGTTTTAGAGGTGTAAATAATTCATTCGGTCATAAAGGCGAAAACTATTCTTTATTCAAATATAAAGGTGGTGTTAATTGTGGGCATTTTTGGAATGAAAATTTATATCGTTTAAAGACTAAAACTGATGGAACTTTTGTAGAAGATAAAGCATTATCTAGTTCACAAGAAGTTGATAATATACCAAGTTCTTATAAACCAAAAGGAACTGATTATAAAACTTCTGAAATAGCACCAAAGGATATGGCTAATAATGGGCATCATCCAAACTATAAAGGATAAGATATGGCGACAGCATTATTTATTTCAAGAACAGATTTAGTGAAAAATAGTATTTTAGATGGTAACGTTGATACTGATAAGCTACTTCAATTTATTAAAATAGCACAACAGATAGATATTCAAAATTATTTAGGTACTGATTTATACAATAAAATTAGTTCAGATATTATTGCAGGTACATTAACTGGGAACTATTTTACATTAGTTGAAGATTATATACAACCGATGTTAATTCATTATGCTATGATGCAGTATTTACCATTTGCAGCGTATCAAATTAAGAATGGAGGAATAAGTAAGCATACATCTGAAAACTCTGAAAGTGTATCTAAAGATGAGGTTGATTATTTAGTAAACAAATCAAGAAACTTTGCTGAATATTATACCAGAAGATTTATTGATTATATTTCTTTTCGAACTAATTTGTTTCCAGAATATAATACCAATAACAACGAAGATGTTTATCCAGATAAAAACGATTTATTTAATGGATGGGTTTTGTAATATGAAAGATACGTATAAACCAAAACAATCT